CGCGGCATTGCCGATCTGGAGAAACCCCGCCGGGGTGCCGCCCACCGAGGTCGTGGTGAAGCTATAGGCCACCGTCATCGTGCGCCCCGCCAGGCGATACTTCAGCGTGCCGACATCGCCCGCATCGACCGTCCAGGTCATCGACGCGTTGCCGGTGAAGGTGCCGGCCGCGTACGTCGGCGTGATCCAGGCGCCTTGTTCGTGCGCCACGAGCCGCCACTGGGTGACGGTCGCGTCGTACTGCACCACCGCCACGCCGGACCCGGCGGCCAGCGAGGTCAGCCCGGTCGTCGCGCACAGCTTCAGCTTCCCCAGCGCGGTGCCGCTCGCATGGAGGTGCGCCAGATCCACCTGGCCCGCGCCCTTACTGATCACGGTGAGCCGTTGCCCTGAGAGGCCCGCGGCGATCCCTTGAATCGTCAAGAGCGTCGCGTTGTTCAGATAGAGGACGAGATCCCCCGTGCCGGCGGGGATCGGCAGCGCGGTCTGGGTGCCGGTCGTGGTCGGCGCCGACGTGCCGGGGAGGGCGGCCTTCAGCGCCGACTCCGCGGCGACGAAGGCCGTGGTGGCGAGCTGCGTCGTCGTCGTCGCCGCCGCCGCGGTCGGGGCCGTCGGCACGCCGGTCAGGGCGGGCGACGCCAGCGGCGCCTTCACGGCATCCGCGGCGTCGATCGCCGCGCCGAGGGCCGTCCACAGCGCCAGATTCAGCAGCGTCCCGTCCGATCCATCGGGCAGGGTCGCGTCGACGACAGTCGGCATGGTGATCGACATTAGCCCTCCACGGTCCCGGCCATCCGGCGTAAGAGATCCTCGAGCGAGAAGCGCACGGTCGAGGCGGTGACGGTAAAGCGCGGCATCGTGCCCGGCGACCGATCGATCTGATCGATCGTCACGTCCTGAATCGTCAGCGTCTCGCTGATCGGGGGACTCGGCAGATTCACCACGAGGGTTTTCCCGCTCTTCGTCCGGAGATCCCGACTGGCATAGGTGACGGTCGTGATCGGCGTCGCGAACATCGCGAGGTCCGCGTCGCAGAGGTCGATGAGTGAGGCCTCGCCGCGGCGTTCATCGCTGATCAGATGCTCATAGATCCCGTCCCCGCCATCGATCGCCGCCATCGCGGCTTGCGCGGCGAGATCGTCGCGTTGCACCCAGAGATGGACCGGCGCCCCCGCCACCAGCGGGACGCCGATCGATCCCGGCCCGCTGGGCGGAATGCCGGTGATCGTGTCGAAGACCGGCACCGTGGTCGACATCACCTGAATCGTGCCGGCGGAGCTACTGACGGCGACGAAGAGGCCGCGACTGGGGGCGTAGGCCACGCCGGTCCAGGCCCCCGTCGGCGGCGCCTCGAACGGGATCCAGTGGATCCCGTCCGCCGAGGTCATCACGCGCCGGATCGTATCGACCGCGCCATTGAACGAGACGGCGACGAAGAGGCCGGGTTCCGCGGCCCACGTCACGCCGAACCAGAGATTCGCCGCCGGGACCGTCCGCGTCGTCCAGGTGATCCCGTCCGGGGAGGTGGCGACGCTCGTGTTCGTGATCACGAACAGCCCCAACGCCGGCGACCACGCGATATCCCAGCCCGGCCCGCCCGTGCGGGCGGTCCAGGTGATCCCGTCCGGCGAGGTCATGATCGAGGTCGTCCCGACATTCGCGACGGCGACCAGGAGCGCCCGCTCCGGCGACCAGGTGATCGCCTGCCAGAGCAGCGCCGCGGCGGCCGTGCGGGCGGTCCAGGTGATCCCGTCCGGCGACGTCATCACGCGGGAGGCGCCGTCCTGCGCGACGGCGACAAAGAGATTGAGGCCCGCCGCCCAACACACGTTCACCCACGCATTCGCGGCGGCGGCCGTGCGCGTCGTCCAGGTGATCCCGTCCGGGGACGTGATGACGCTGTTCGTCCCCACGGCCACCAACCGGCCGAGGGTCGGGGACCAGGCGGGCCGGGAGTACCCAATCGACGGCGTCGTGCGCAGGGTCCACGTCACGCCGTCCGGCGAGGTCATGATGTCCGAGCCCGCCGCACTGCCCCCGCCGGCGAGGAAGAGGCCCAACGTCTCGACCCAGATCACGCCTTGCCAGTTCATCACGACGGCCGGGCCGAGTTGCACTTGCCACGGGGCGGGCGTGGGCGTCGCGCCGTGGCCGAGGCCGGTATAGGTGAGGACTTGCGTGTCCGTGATCACGGACCCCCCCCCGGCCGCGAACCACGCCGGCGCGTTGGCCAGCGGGATCGTGGACGCCCCCGCCGCCACCGCGGCCAGGGTGGCTTCCCCGTGCCCCTTCCCGTACACCCGCGTCCGCACTTGCGACAGATCGACCATCGCCGTGATGTGGGGGGCGTCCAGGAACCGCCCCGGCGTCGTGTCGAGATCGTCGGGGGACTCGGTCACTTCGGCGGTGAACAGGTGGAGATCGAGATCCTCGACGTAGAAGTAGCCGCCGATCAGTTTCGCGAGCTGCCGCAGACACCCGCTGAAGCCTTCCGACCCGTCGAAGTTCACGGACACCAGCGGGAGCCCGGCTTCGATATGCGTCCCCGTGAAGCCCGGGGCGTAGGCGGCCAGCAGCGCCTGCGCGATCGTGGTGGCGCTCACGTTCGTCCACGTCCCAAACGGGAGCCGCCGATTCAGGCGCGCCAGATCATCCGTCGCGCTGCAGGGATAGCACACCTGACTCGGGAGGCCGTCGTAGGTCCGATCCACGGTTTCCAGCGTGCCATTGAACAGGAGCGTCGGCGGATCGAGGCCCACCGTCACCCGCAGGGACTGGCCCACGAGGGGCGCCGTCCCTTCGACCGTGAGCCGGGCCGTGTTCGGCGCGTCGTTCAGGACATCGTGGATCGACAGGGAGCCCACGCGCACCCGTGTGCGGGCCTCCACCCCGTTGATCAGGATCCGGACGTGTGTCTGTCGAGCCGGGAGCAGCGCGGCCGGCACATGGCCGAAACGGCTGTTGCCGAACCGCGCCACCCCGAACACGGCATAGTTCAGCGGCATCAGGCGGACCCCACCTTCTTGCCTTGCAGTACCGCCCGCGTGTTGTGCGCATTCACCACGGTGGCCAGCGTGCGGCCGTCGACGACGAGGTTGATCACCGTGGTGCCACCGCCGCCGCCCCCGCTGGCCGGCAGCACATACTCCCCCGCGTGCGCGTAGATCAAGCCGTCGCTCGTGACCGGCCCGCCCGCGGCGAAGCCCGGCACCCGCGGGCCGCGATCGCCCACCCACTCGGCCGGGTTGAAGCCGCTGCGATAGATCGCGAAGGCGTTCTCCATGGAGAAGCCCTGCTTCAAGAGGCCGAGGATCCCGCTCTTCGACGCGCCGAAGCGCTTCTTGAAGAAGTCGTCGCTCATCTCCGCCAGCGTGATCGCCGTCATGGCAAACGACCCGCCCGCGGCGTGGAGCGCCTGCGCTTCGGTGAGGGACACCATTTCCCCCGAGAGGAGCCGCACTTGTTCGACGGCCGTCTCCAGCGCCGGGACGACTTGCGTCTCGATCGTCTCGGCGGTGAATTTCAGGCCGGTGTCGAAAATCTCGTTGCTGGACGCCGCGGCGTTGAGCTGGCTTTCCATCGCGGCCAGCTTGCGGTCCAGGTCGTCGTACCCGCCTTTGAGCTTGTCGAGCCCGGCATAGTGGCGCGTGAGCGCGTCGGTATGATCCGCGACGGCCGCCGCGGCCTTCGTATTCGCCGTGATCGAGGCGGTGATCTCGGCGTCCATCGCGTGCGCCGTCGCCGTGGCGTCCGCGAAGGACATCCCCATCCCCGTCGCGGCTTCGCCCAAGGCGAGCACCGGCGGCGTCCCCTGCACCACGCGCCCTTCCAGTTTGGCGAGCGCGGTTTCATGCGCGAGGATCTCTGAATTGGCGCGGCCGAAATGCGCCGGGTCGAACCGAGACAGGTAGTTGCCGATCGCGAAGCCGGCCCCTTCAATCGCGAGCACGACCGACCCGCCCCAGGCGATGGCTTGCTGCTGCGCCCGCTTCTGGGCGTCCCCAACCCGGTCGAGCGCCTGCACGGTGGCGTCCGCCATCACCGGCGCCGCCTCGCCCACCTCTTTCATGCCGCCTTTGATCGCGGGGAGGATCTCCTTCCAGGTCTTCCCGAAAAGATCCGCGGCGATACTGGCTTGTTCGGTCGGGTCGTGGATCGCGCGGATGCCGGACGCGAGCTGCGTCATCTGGTCATACGTGCCCAGCTTGTTGAACGCCTCCATGTTGATCCCGAGTTTCTTCATGGCGCCCGCGGCCCCGGAGTCGTGGTCCCCGAGCCGTTGCTGCAGGTTCTGGACGGCCCCCACGAGACTACCGATCGAGGAGCCCGACTGGCCCGCGACATAGTTCAGCTTCTGGACTTCCGCGATGCTCAGCCCCGTCTGATCGGCCATCTTCTGAATCGAGTCGCCGGCCTCGAGGACACTCCGCCCGAACGCCACGACGGCGCCGAGGGTGAACATGCCGGCGAGCTGCGCGCCCATGCTCCCGAGGACGGACGTCGCCGTGCCCGCCTCCGTCGTCATCGTCTTGATCGCCGTGCCCGACTTCGACGTGTCCCCTTCGAAGGCGCGGAGCTTCGACCCGGCGCTCTGGACGGCGCTGTCAAATTGGGTGAAGTCGGCGCGGAAGGTGCCGGTAATCGCCATCAGTCGGCCTGCTCGTTCAGCATCTCAATCAACACCGCGTAGTCGTCCTGGTCTAGTTCACGGACCCAGTCGACGCGCCAGCCGCAGCGGAGGGCGATGGCGAGATCGCTGCGGATCCCTTCTCGCCAGCCGTCCCGTTTTTTTCCGTCTCCCGGGCCGCACTCATCGCCGCTTCGTGGGCTTCGATGGCCTGCTTGATCTCGGTGAAGCGGGGCGGGGCCAGCGTGTCGAGCGCCGTCCACACCTCCGCGACGGAGGCGCCGGCGATCGACGCCTCGAGACTCCAATCGAGGAGATACGCGAGGATCAGGCTCACGCCGTACTCCAGCGTGTCCACATGCCGCGCACCGTCCGCGTCGACGGTGCAGCTGCGCTTCAGGTGGGCGCGCGTCTCCCCCGCGGTGAGGTACTGCTTGACGAGGATCCACTGCCCCTCTGAGAGCGGGAGGCGCCGCGTCTCCGGCCGGATAAACCACGATCCCATGTGCTCGTCTCCGTTATTGCAGCGGGGGCCCCAGCGTGGCCCGGAGTTCGGTCGTCCCCACGTTCACGTCCGTGAGCGGCCAGCACCAGCGGCCCTTGTCGCGCGGCGCGGTGAAGAGGAGTTCCTGATACTTCGCCGCTTGCCGGCACTGCCAGGCGTCCGCCTGCGCGAAGGTGGCCGAGAGCTTCCAGGCTCCCGGCGCCTTCACGATCCGCCACGACGTCAGGACGGCGACGGGCCGATAGCCCCAGACGAGGGTGCCCGGCCCGCGGGCGCCCCCGCCGCCGTAGAGCGTGAGTGCATCAAACACGGCCCACCGATCACGGCGCCATCGTCCAGGCGGCGGCGGCCATGAAGGAGCCGGACACCTTCGGCGCGGCCAGACTGCAATCGATCGAGGCGTCCAGATAGGCCAGGCCCGACCAGAAGAAGGTGGACTCGGACGTGTTCGGCACGAGCTTCAACATGCCGGGCGTCGTGGCTTCGGCGGCGTCGAACAACACGACGTTCGTCGAGTTCCAGAAGCCGCTGACGGTCCCGTTCATGTCGCGCAAGCCGGGCACGTACACCTTGTTCGTGTCCCCGAAACAGGAGACATCTTCCTTGTCGGTCTTGATGTCCAGCTTCCACCCGTTCAGTGAGATGAGCGCGACCGGGGTGATCCCCGCCGGGTCATACATGATCGAACCGAGCCGCCCTGATTTGATCGCCATGTCCTCGTCTCCCCTTCGTGTGACGTCGTGTTACGTCCCAATACTCATCTGCAGGCGGTAGTGGCCGCCGCGTCGATACCAGCGGATCGACGGATCCGCCTCGTCGACTTCCGTCGTGCGAATCCGGGATTCCCGGTGCAGGGTCATCCAGGTATAGCCCGTCACCGTCAGCGGTTGATCCTCGAT